AATTCCTGTAACCTTCCAGGCAAATCCAAGTTTAATAAAACGCTGGTCAATGGCAATGTTATTTGTTTGTTCATTCTCTTGTAGTGTTACTAAAATAGTGCCATCTGGAAGTAAGAAATATTTGTCTGCACTCGTTGTCAATAACTTGCTATCAATTAAAACAGGGAATGTCAGAACATTCCCTTCAAAGTTGAAATTGATATTATGTTCACATTTTCGCATTAATCCTTTATACTTCGTTCCATAGCGCATATCTGAAATTTGATTGATAACCAGCCAATTAGAATTGTTATAGTTGACTAAATCACCCCTTTTAATTTCCGCTGTGGTGGAAATATATTTTTCGTCATAGGGATTTTTTGCTGTATTTGCATTGGTTATAACCGCTTGAATTGGTACGTCATTTACGGTTACTGTTTTTCCAATGCTATCTAATATATCCTGAAAATCCAATATTGGCTGAAACAAATTAAATTCCATCCTGCCACCCCCTATTCAGAAAACAGATAACCAACAGTGGCCCCATCTGTATATTGTCCGCTGTCGTCTGGTATTTGTGCTATTTTGTTTTGTAAATAATCAATTCTGTTCATAAGATTCTCGTGAAATTGGGATATTGTTAAATCATCCTGCTTGTAATTCTTCATTAACGAAGGATTGTTTGCAATTGATTCCAAAATAGATAAAGCGGCCTTCAGGATATTACGCTTGTTCGTGTTACTAGTTGGGTTGTATGTATCATTAGCTGAAAGATTGTTTTCAGCTAAATAAACGTCATATTCTGCTGGTGTTAGATCAATGCTTTTGATTTCTAGTTGTAAGCGTTCAAGATTGGTCATAGGTGAAAACCTCCTTAAAATTTAGAATAAAAAAACCTGCTGTTTTAGCAGGTTAATTAATCTAATAACATTAGATTAATCTTAGATTTCAAAATTACGATTATATCCAATAATCTTTTAACTGTGCATTAATCCAATCTATATCAACGTTTGTTTTAGTATATTTTGATGATGGATAATCAGATTCGCCATAACCCGTAAAGGAATTGTTTTTAAAATTTAAATAATAATAACTTACTAACGGAACACCTAATCTGTTTTTGGCAGATACAGTACAATAAATAGTCCCTGAAGATTCAGTTGTATTTGAATATTCAATATTACAATTTAGCAGTTTAACCGACGATGGCACATAAAAAGAAACTAATCCACCAGTCATCCACTGATAGAAAACTCTAAAAACCGTATTTTCGCTAGTTAATTTAGTTTTACTGGTAGTTGAAGATAATATATCAACATGTGGTATATCTAAAATCACTTGGTGCGAATAATCAGTATATTTAATTGCATGAACACTGTCTTTAGCCATAAAAATAATTGGACATATAACATTGTCATTAGGTTGCAAATCATAATTTGATTGCATTTTATAGGCACCAAGTTTTCCATCGTATAAAGCATTGCTTGGTTTAATTTCCGAATTAGACGTTTTGTTTATTCCAACGCAGGATACTTGGGATAATTTTAAGGGATTGCTGTTGTTTAAATTTCTAATGGCTATTATATAACCTTTGAAAACCCCATCATTATCCGCTTGTTGGGAAATACCAATGGCGAAATCATCATCAAAATACGCAAAATTAAAATCATCATTTCCCAATTTAAGTGTTTTAATTTCCAATAAATTACTGCTTGATGTACCTGCATTGGGTGAAATTGTATTAATAAAATTGTCGTTTGTTAAAATATTAATTGTTCTATTTTGCTCGTCCCATTTTACGCTTTTATCAGTTGCTTCACTTATAAATCTTAAGGGTATCATTGTATAACCTTTTATAAATTGGGGAGCCAAAGGCAACTCCCGAGTTCTACCATTTACAATTGCTTTTTTACTTCCAATATATAACCTTAAACTTAACCAGTCACTATAACCTGTTATCATGTTGGTTTCGCCTTCCCAACCAACTACTAAACCTAAACTCTCAAATATGGGTCTAAACTCAACTAAAGTGGTGCCATTTTCAATAATTGGTTCATTATTAAAATTTATTCTTTTCCCATCGACATAAACTTGAATTGGTTGTTGGGCAGCAAAACCAAATGTTACCGTAGATAAGATAAAACAAACCGACAAACAAAGAACAACGCCCCACTTATTAAGTTTTTTAAACAATGTCCATACCCCCTAAAATTTTTCTTCAATTTTACCACTTGAATTAGACAATATATGTCTTTCGACAAAATATTACATAATATCTGATTATTTTTAATGACAAGTGGTTGGGTGATTAAAATGGGGTACGCTTATCAATTTAGTTATTTTCCTTATTATAAATAAAATCTAATTTGTAATATTTTACAATTATTTCATCATAGATTTCATCTAATAGAGCAATATTAAATTCCCTTTCTTCTTGGTTATTGTCATAGATAAAATATAATTTATTATGTGTAAATTTTAATATTCCAACCTTCTTTTCAATTACAAAAACATAGAAAAATACCGCTTCTTCATTAATACCATATTGACCAAATTTCATAAATAATCTGTTATTGTATTGAATATGTGGATGCCTATATATTTCTTTGCAATGTTTCAATTCGTATTTAGCGTTAGTGCCTTCTTTGTATTGTTCCAGTAATGTTTTACCTATAATTTCAAATAACTCTGGAAATTCGGTTTGCATATTATCCCTCCTAATTTTTTCTGCATTACTTCAACAAATAGAAAGGATATTCCTTTAATCTATAAAATTTTACCATATAAATTTTTATCCCAACATGTGTAAAAGGGTAAACTGGTTCCACATTTTGTATCAAAGGGGTATCCGACATACAATATATAGTGTTTGTATCCTAATAAAATTTGCGTTTTATTATGGCCTTTGTATGCTCCCTGGTTGTGATAATTGCTAGTTATCAGGAATTGTCACGAATTAGACACAATTTAAACCACTTGCTACAATAGCATATGGTCTACTAAACGTATTAACTACCTATTGGTTGGTATGAAATTGCCGGTAATACTTAGAAAATGAAAGCCGACAACTTTTGTTTGACAGGGATTTTTCCGACTGAATCACTCGGAATTACCTTGTTACCGGCAATATCCTTATATCGTATTTTTAATATATAAGCGTTTGCTTATATAAGATGTAACAGCGGCGTGTCAAGTGATATTCCTTTACACTACTTTACCATTATCTACGACTATATTTTAAACCAATACTTTAGTACGTTAAAGTATTAAAGTAATCAGTAAATTATTTTACTTCTTTGTTATTGCTTCCCTGTATTCTTTCCATTTCCTGCACCACATCATTTATCATTGGCGCATTCTCCACAATTGATTGTAGAGAAATAGCGTTCATATCATTCAGCGCTTTCAGTATATCCACAATATCCTTGTCATTGCTTGGCCTGCTGTACTGGAACACTACATCTATTTCATCAGCGTCAAAGTTAATACCTTGTGCTTTCAGAATCCTTTCTATTGCTTTAAACCTTTGATAGAATCCTTCCTTCATATACTTTTCATATAATCCTGCTTTTAAATCAGCCAATGAAAACATTAGCTTTATACTTACTTCTGCAAGGTTAGAAACATCTTGACTGTTCATACTGACAGCAGGAGTACAAGAAATATCTAGCAATGCTTGCTTCAGCGTTTTATATAGCTTTTCGAATGAGTTAATGTCTACCTTACCACTAGCAAAATCAAAATCTGAATCATCATCAAGGTAAATAACATTGCCTATTATATTGGGATTAATAGCACCTTCCCCATTCTCACCTATGCTTAATTTCTGCCCCTTCATAATGGGGAGCGGGTTTAAGTATTTAAAAAGTGAATCATGCGTCTTACTAATTAAATCTTCCATGCTATCAATAATATTAATCCATTCTTCAAGGTCAGAACGTCCGTCAGTATCATCCATTTCATTTTTATTTTTATATATACAAGGCAAACCACTAATATTAGTAAATTGGTTAACAAAATTCAATTGTCCATATTCGTCATTATATTGTTCTACTTTTTCAGGATAATAGACATTGTAATAACTTATTCCTTCATCTGTTGTCCATTTTTCAATGAAACCAATCATCTGATTGTTTTCATCATATACAGGGTATGAATCCTCTGAATTGATTATTTTAGTTTTTATCTTTTTATCTCTATCCAAATATAAGTATTCATAAGCAGTACCAAACTTTAGCATATTTTCAAGCAACATAAAATCTATATTATGGAACCTACCTTTTTTGTATATATCCTTTATAATCTGCACATTTTGTTCATCACCAGTTAATGTTACAGGATTTTTTAGCAAATACATAGTGGAAAAGTTTAATATCGTTTTTGCGTATTGCAAAACAATAATTTTTGGATAAAATGGTTTGCCATTCCAATATTCAACACTTCTGTTCAGTATTTTATGCTTGCCAGATAAATATTCTTTTATTTGAATTACTTTGTCAACTCTGTCTTGGTGGTACATTCTATTAGTTTCTTCTTCAAACCAATTAAATTTATTATCATATTTTTTTTCAATGTATTCCTGTAAATTCATAAACATACCTCCTATATGTACCATTTATTTGCTCTACGTCCCTGTACAGCCAAAGCAAGCGCAATAACCAAGTCATCATGCAGGTCTTTGCCTTCGATATTACCCATTTTACCCTTTTCACGTTCAATAAAGATTTTCATCTG